CTCAGCTGCGAGATGTCCGTATCAATCCTAACGAGTTGGAGCTAAACATGTCCGAGTGGGAACAAGAAAACGCTGACTTCCTGAAGAAAATCGGGCAAGTAAGCACACCAGCACCAAAGCCAGCACCTACAAAGAAAGACGAGGAATAATCTCATGGCTGTATTTCTAAATAACAAAGTCGGTGTGAAGATTAACTCCGTTGATCTTTCAGACCATGTCACATCAATCACTCTTAACCGCACATTTGATGAGCTAGAAGTTACTGCAATGGGTGACACAGCACACAAGTTCGTCAAAGGCTTGGAAGCATCATCTGTAACAATCGACTTCCTAAATGACACAGCATCTGCAAACGTTCTTGCAACACTTCAGGCTGCTTGGGGTACAACAGTAACATGTGTATTTCTACAAGATAAGGGAACAGCAGTATCTGCTACTAACCCTCTTTACACAGTGTCATTGCTAGTGAACAACACAACAGACATCAATGGTGCTGTTGGCGATATGTCCACACAGTCGATTACATTTACTGCTAACTCAACAGTTGCAGTAACAACATCAGGCACATTCTAAACAAACTATAAAGGGGCAAACTCATGGCAAAACTAAAGATAGTTCGTACAGATGGAAGTGTTTTAGAAGGAGAAATCACGCCTGCCGTGGAATATGCCTTTGAATTACATACAAAGATGGGTTTTCATCGTGCCTTCAGGCAGGAAGAAAAACAATCGGATGTCTATTGGTTAGCTTGGGAAATAACACGCAGGTCAGGTGAGTCTGTTAAGCCTTTCGGTATGGATTTCATTGAGACACTTAAAAGTGTCGAGGTGCTTGATTCAGACCCTTTAGCTTAAAGCGCGATCTTCCATTCACCTATCTAATTGCTCGATTGAGTATTAGATTGGGGATTGCGCCACAGCAGTTATTAGATCTAGATAAAACTATGCTCGATGCACTTGTGCAAGGGCTCAAGGATGAAGCAAAGGAGACCAACGATGCCAGCAAGCGTAAAGGGCGGCGTTGAACTTCGTAAGGCTCTCCGTAAGTTCACGCCTGATCTAGCCAAAGAAACTCAAAAAGAGATCAAACTTGCCATTCAGCCGATTTCTAAATCGGCTAAAGGTTATGTACCTGATCGCGGAGAAGTATTAAGCGGATGGTTGCCTCGTCAAATGTCAGAGGCAACTTTTCCATTTTTCAATCCTACACTTGTCAAAGCAGGGATTGGGTATAAAACAACTCCATCAAAAGCCAATTCAAGAGGTTTTAGATCTCTTGCTCAAGTTTTTAATAAAACTAGAGCTGGAGCAATCTACGAAAGAATGGGTAAAGTAAGCCCCGATAGCAGATTTGTTCTTAATCAAGATGGAAAGTTTCGCGCACCTCTTAAGGGCAAAGATCGCATGCAAGGTCGCGTTCTTTATCGTGCTTATGATGAGAATAATGGTAAGGCAAGAGAAGGTGTCCTTAAAGCCATTTCCACAGCAGCCACTAAACTTAATCAACGAGCAACAGTGAGAGGCTAAACATGGCTAATGTAGTTATTGATATTGCAGCGGAGTTCACTGGCAACAAAGCCTTCAAGCAAGCAGAGACTTCGACAGAAAAGCTTACCAAGAATGTAAAAAAACTAGCTTCTGCTGTTGGTCTTGGTTTTGGTACTGCTCAGGTTCTTGCTTTCGGTAAGGCATCCGTTAAGGCTGCTTTAGAAGCACAGGCTCAACAAGAGCGATTGGCTAGTTTAGTAAAGGTAACAGTTGGCGCAACTGATTCACAGATTCAAGCTCTTAATGACCAAGCTGCGGCATTGCAAGCGATTGGTGTAGTTAATAAGGAAAACATCACACAGACTCAGTCTCAACTTGCAACATTTAATCTTCAGATCGACACAATTAAAACCCTTACACCTGCCATTCTTGATTATGTAACGGCAGAAAAGGGAGCAGCTGCCTCTGCTGATCAATTCAAGCAGATGACCAATGGTCTAGCACAAGCTCTTAATGGCAATTTTGCTTCTTTAACTAAAGTGGGTTTTGTTCTTGATGAACAAACTAAAAAGACCATTAAATCTGGTACAGAAACAGAGCGAGCAGCAGCTCTTGTCAAGGTGCTTGATTCAACCTATAAGGATTTTAATAAAAACCTAGCCAACACGCCTACTGGTCAAATGCAGAAATTGGCTAACGCAGCCGATGATGCTAAGCAAATAATCGGTGAAGGGCTTATTGATGCCCTTGTTGGATTAGGTGAAGATAAAAGTGTCCAAAATCTAGCAACAAGTATGCAGAACTTTGCTACACAGACAGCAAATGTAATTCGCGGAATTGGCAAGTTAATTGAGAAGATTCAAGCTCTTGATGACAAGCTCCCCGATTGGTTGAAGTTCGATGTAGGAATGATTCCTATTGTAGGTGCTTGGTATGAAATAGCAGCCGCAGCTGGACAATTATCCGCTGTGCAAAAATCATCTGATAACCAACATCTGAAAGCACTTGAGCAGCAATATAAGGTTATTAGAAAAACCAATGAGGTCAATAAGAAGCTCACAGCGGATGAATTAAAAAAGTTAAAAGCTAAAAGACTTCAAAATGCCATTGATAAGGCTAATCTCGCTCTTAATAAGGGTGAAGAAGTCTTTGACATCGACAAGATTCAAATTGCAGCTGCTCTTACTAATCAGGCTGAGCAACTAGGTAAGGCTACTAACAGTGCTCAAAAGTTACAGATTGCTAATGATGTTGCTCGCCTAAATGTAAAACGCTCAATACTTGAATTAGAAGATGCTATTGCTTCTAAAGATGAGCAAGCCATTATCAAGGCAACTGAAAAACTTAACGCAGATCTTAAGGTGCTTAGTGCGCTTACAAATCAAAGTGCTAAATTAACAGACATCAAGTCTATTCTTGATACATTAAAGCCTAAGGACTTGATTAATCAAAGTAATCTCGATGCAGCTCTTGCGAAAATAGCAGAAATGATTAGATTGCTTGCACAAGCTAATTTGACGGCGAATGCTCCAATTCCTACAAGCGCATCATTAGGTTCTGGAATCCCAGAGGGTGATTATATTGCCCCTGTTTCTATGACAGATGCATTAGCGGCTTCCACTGAAGCACTTTTAGAATTATCTGATGCAGTTCAAGAACGAGCAGATGCTTTTGCTATGTTATTAGATTTACAAACAGAAGCAGATACCAAGGCATTGGCTGAAAGCTCTTTAGCCATGACAACAGGCGCACAGTTGTTTAATATCGAGGATGTAGCAAGAAGATCATTATTGGCTGGTTTATCAGGTGGAGCAGGGGTGTCAGGCGCAGTAAGCGGATCAAGATATGCCGCACAAGCTGCTGCTCAATATAACCTTACTGTGAACACAGGTATTGGAGATCCAGAAGCAATTGCTCGAGCGATTGAAGATGCTATCCGTCAAGCCAATCAGCGTGGAACTACGAGTTTATCAATAGCATGACATGGTTTCCAGAATGGCGCATTACAGTCGGCACGACTGTTTATACAAATGTCACCGCAGTTAATGTGACTATTGGTCGCATTGACATTGATCGCCAATGTCAAGCAGGTTATGCTCGCATGGACATCATCAACTCGACTAACGCCCTTTTCGATATAGATGTCACAGATTCTCTTACTCTAGAACTCAAGGACACATCTGGAACTTATGTGCCTTTCTTTGGCGGTACTGTTTCAGACTTTACTACTTCTGTCAGAAGTCCAGAAGAATCAGGTTATGTAACGCTCGGAACAATTCTTGCAGTTGGTGCTTTGGCTAAACTTCCTAAAGCAATCTATACCGATTCTGTAGCTCATGGTCTTGATGGAGAACAGATTGCCATCATCCTTCAAGATCTTTTAGTCAATGAATGGCAAGAAGTAGCTGATGCCCTTCAATGGCAAGATTACGATCCAACTACCACATGGGCTAATGCTGAGAATGTGGGATTGGGTGAGATCGACACTGGTCTTTATGAGATGGATAATCTTTCAGCAACAGAACGCAACACACAAACTTTAGTCCAACAAATAGCAGACAGCGCACTAGGAAACCTATACGAGGACAAACAGGGGCGGATTTCATATGCCGACGGAGATCATAGAAGCAATTATTTGATTGCCAATGGATCAACCCAGTTAGATGGCAATTACGCATCTCCAGCCAGTGTTAAGTCAATTTTACAAATAGGCAAGATCCGCAATAGTGAAATTGTTAAATACGGCAATGATTACGGCAGCACCTATTCAGCTACAGACGATGCTTCAATTCTTAGTTATGGGCGTTATCAACGATCCTTTGACTCTAACATTCGCTATTTGACAGATATTCAAAACATCATTTCTCGCGATTTAGCTCTACGCTCAACACCTAGAACACAGCTGGATCAGATCACTTTCAGACTTGATAATCCTCTCATGCCCGATGACCTTAGAGATGACCTAATTAACCTGTTTTTTGGCGAGCCAGTAGTTATTACCAACTTGCCTTTCAACATGTTTGAGGGCTATTTCTCGGGTTTTGTGGAGGGTATCTCGATGAGAGCCACACCAACATTTGTGGACATGACTATTTATGTCTCACCTACAGACTTTTCTCTCATAGCCCCGACATGGGCAACAGTACTTCCAACTAACACCATCTGGAGTGGCGTAAATGGTACACTACAGTGGTCTAAAGCGATCGGAGTTCTAACCTAATGGCAACAACAACCCCTAATTTTGGTTGGCCAGTACCAACCTCAACTGACCTTGTAAAAGATGGCGCAACAGCCATCGAGAGTTTAGGCGATGCTATCGATGCTTCACTGCTTGACCTTAAAGGTGGCACAACTAACCAAGTGCTTGCCAAGAACAGCAACACAGATATGGACTTTAAGTGGGTTGCAGATGCCTCAGGTATCCCTGCAACTATTATTGATGCAAAAGGTGACTTAATTGCTGGCACAGCAGCTGATACAGCAGCACGCCTAGCAGTCGGTACTGATGGTCAAGTTTTAACAGCTGATTCAACTACTGCAACAGGTTTAGCTTGGTCTGCTTCTGCAGGTGGTGGCATGACTTTATTGTCTACTACTTCACTCAGCAGTTCTTCAATTTTGCTTAGCTCAATTTCAGGTTCTTATAATGAACTCTGGATCTACATCACAGACTTCCTACCTTCTGCAGGTGGCGCATTTATGACAGCTCGAATGAATGATGATTCAGCTGCCAACCAACATCTTTTAGGTTCAACTTATGGAATTGTTGGAACTACAGCTTGGAATGCCACATCTTTCCAGATTACGGCGGCTCAAAATGGTAGCACAGCCAATGGTTTAACTGTTCTAAGAATACCTAATTACGCAAACGCAGATACTTATAAAGTTATACAGATTGCCTCATTAAGTCACTCTAATGAGAGTGATAATGATGTCAAATATGAAACAGCCAATGGTTTTTATCGTGGAACTGCAGCAATTTCTAGCATTCGTTTAGCCATAAGTTCTGGGACATTCTCAGGCGGTAGCGTAAAGGTATATGGTGTTAAATAATGACTTACACAACCAAAATTGTAAATCTTGAAACTGGCGAAGAAGTAGAACGCGAGATGAATGCAGAAGAAGTTCTTCAGTTAGAAACTGATGTTGCTTTTTTTGCAACTCAAGAAGCAGAAAAACAAGCCAAAGCAGAAGCCAGAGCTGTTCTTCTTAATCGCTTGGGCATCACTGCTGAAGAAGCAGTTTTATTACTTGGATGAAACCGAGACTTTCTAAAGCTGCTGTCCAATTAAGAGAGCAGATTGATGACTCGTTCCCGAGCCGTTCTAGGCGTAGCGATGGATGGATCGCAGATGCAAGGCACATGCGTGCTGGCAAGTCTGATCACATACCAGATGCTAATGGCTGGGTTCGTGCCATCGATGTATCGCGTGACCTTTTCGAGGGATCAGAGCCAGACATTATGGGTGATCTTTGTGACCAGTTACGAATCGCTTGCAAGTCTAAGCAAGAAAAGCGAATTGCCTACATCATTTTTGAGGGTCGGATTTGTTCCAGAATCCTCAACTGGAAGTGGCGAACATACAAGGGCGCGAATAAACACACCAAGCATGCTCATTTCAGCTTTACGAAAAAGGCTGACAATGATGGTGCTTTTTTTCAAGTATCTATGTTAGGCGGAGAATAATGAAGATCAAGCACCCTGCATACCTAGCCGCTGGAGCGTTCCTTGCAGCTTGGGCATCATCTAACTTTGAGGCAGATTACCGCGCAATCCTGTGGGCTGTGCTATCTGGCATTTTTGGTTATGCGAGCCCTAAAAAGTGACACAGACAGATTTCTTTCAGCTTTACATTGCCACCATCGTTGCATTAGGTGGCTTATCAGGGTTTGTCATTACACACCTACTAGCAGAGATCAAGCGACTTCATGCGCGTGTCGATGAGATCTATAACATCCTTCTAGAGCGATAATAAAACCATGGCAAGAAAAGCATCTAAGGCGTTAGAGGATCAAGGGTACTCAAAGCTAGAGGCGCACTGTATTGCTCTTAATGAGTACTACAAGGCATTGCGTAAAGCTGGCTTTAGCGAAGGCTTATCTTTGTTTATGATTACCGATGTTCCCTCTTATCCTCGTTGGATCTTGCCAGACCCAATAGACCCTGAAAAGTTTGGGGATTACGAGGATGATGAGGATGACGATTAAGCGAATTGTCGTAGTTTCAGACTTACAAGTCCCATACCATGACAGGGTTGCAACCCGTAACCTTGCAAGCTTTATAAAGAAGTTCAAGCCCGACCAAGTAGTTACTATTGGCGATGAAATCGATCTACCACAAATCAGCAAGTGGGAAGAAGGTCGGATGGGTAGTTACGCTCAGACCCTAGACGATGATCGCAATGAAGCTGTTGATTTACTCTGGGAGTTAGGTGTTACTGATTGCATCCGCAGCAATCATACAGATCGCCTGTATAACATCATCATGGCTAAAGTGCCAGCATTCGGTGCGTTGCCAGAGCTTCGCTTTGAGAAGTTCATGCGATTCGATGAGCTGGGTATAACCTTCCATAAGAATCCCATGGCTATTGCGCCTAACTGGATTGCAGTCCATGGAGACCATACACCGATCAAGCCACAAGGGGGCTTATCAGCCCTAGAAGCGGCTCGTAGGCATGGCAAGAATGTCATTTCAGGTCATACCCACAGAGCAGGCAGATCGGCCTTCTCAGAGGCTTCTGGGGGGCGCATAGGGCGTGTACTACATGGTGTCGAGGTAGGCAATCTCATGGACTTTAAGCAAGCTGCTTACACTAAAGGCGTGGCTAACTGGCAACAGGCATTCGCCATTATCTATGTGAACAAGGCTAAGGTGCAGGTTGATCTTATCCATATCGAAAAAGATGGAACATTTATTGTGGCTGGCAAGTCCTACGGACGACCAAGATAATCGTTATCATTTCGTTACACAAATGTGCTTGATTAGTCGGACAGTTCTGTCACACTAAGTCTGTCACCAATCAAGGGCATTGGGGCAGTTAGGTATAAGATGTCAAACACAGACAAGCTATTACTTATCTGCATTATTGGCATGATTATAGGCTTTGTTATAGTCATTATCGATGTGCAGAAAACAGCTTACAAAAAGGGCGTGCGAGATGGATACCATCGTGGGCGTAGCATCAAGGGGCAGGAATGAAAGCCAATGAAATCTTACTCACAGCCACCGACACGATCCGTGATCGTGGCTTATCGTATGGTCACCCTGCGGATAACCTGCAACACACCGCAATGTTGCTCTCAGCATACCTACAAACACCGATACACGACTATCAAGTGGCAGGGATCATGGTGCTCGTTAAACTTGCACGGACTAATCAATCAGCCCAACACATCGACAACTGGGTCGATCTCTGCAGTTATGGCGCACTCGCAGGGCAACTAGCTACAGAGGAAAATGATCTTTATGTTTAATTTAGCCGATTACGAGCCAGTAGAGGTGAGACTTGAAAAGTTTATTAAGGACTATCCAGCGTTCCGCATTTCAACTGAGTTGGAAGTTGTCGAGGCTACTCGATACATTGTTAAGGCGTATTTATTTAAGAATGCTGAA